ATGGCCATTTGAGCAGCACGCAGCTCCTGAACGGTGTAACCGAAGCTACCGCCAAAGGAACGAATGTTGATGCTCTTTTCCACTTGACTGATGTCGGCACGGGGCAGATCATCAGCAGCATCCGCAATCAGCTTGAACTCTCCAGTGGAGTCCATGATGCGGTAGGTAAAGGTTTGTGCGCCTTGACCAGCTTCGCTTGTTACAGGAAGAATGGTGGAATATTTGATGTCGGCATAAGCCACTTCAAATATTTGGGGGCGGATAAATTCAAGCTGACGCTCAAGAAAGAGGCCGGCTTCGTCCATACGAAAATCAGACATTAGAGGGCCTCCTATCAGGTGATGTCAGGGGTGAGGGTGAACGAAGGACCGTTCAACTCAACAACTGCCAAGCCGGAGCCGGTAACAGAAGTGAGGTAACGAGCATTCGCCAGAAGAGCAGTTTTGCCGCTGAGAGCAGCAGAACGGAACTGGCCAGCGTATTGAACGCCAGTAGCAGTGTGAATGACGCGCACGGCAGTGGCAGGAGTCACGGTGCCATGAACGAAGACGGCAACGGCACCTTGACTGGCAACGTTCAACACTTGCTCATCTTTTACGCCTGGACGGCTATTAGTGTCAAGAGCAGTTTCGTCCACATAGGTGAGGACGTTTACGCCTTGAACGGTATCGCCAGTAGCAGCAATGGTCTTAGCGGAATTAGCAACAGTACCAGCCGAGTTGAACACCACAACGTTACCAAAAGCCAGAACGGCGTTGGTTTCGTTGACATAGGTGCCAATGGTATTATCGCGGATGTCGGATAGTTGGCCTTCAAGCAAAGCAGCATGAACAAGAGCATAGTCCTGTTGCACACCACCTGCCGCGCCACTAGCCCCAGAGAAAGTAACAGTCATGGGTCAGCGCTCCTTGGAGACAGAGAGGGGAGTTTTCCAAGCATTCTGCAAGCGATCCATATAGGACGACGGTGCAGACATTGGGGAAGCAATGGAAGCAACAGCTTTACGCAGATCTTCCGTGGCAGCAGAATCACTACGAGGAGCAGATTCAGCCAGGGTGTCAAACATGGCAGTCACATAATCATCGGAGCGTTCCGACAGATCAGCGTCACCACGAACAGCCTGAATGGAAGCTTCCATGATTTGACGAGCAGAAAGGCCCGCGAAATCAAAAGCAGAATCAAGCGAAGTACGGGCTTTGTCAATAAGCGCAATGCGCTCTTCAACAAGGCTGTCAACATTCACTTGCTTGGCAGCTTCAAGATCAGTCTTGAGGCTTTCCACTTCTTCAGCAAGAGCATCGGCCCGCCCTTCGGCAGAGTCGGTCTTACCTTTCATTTCTTTCTGCATGGCGTCCATTTCTTCCTTCATTTCGGAAGCTTTAGACATCATGCCATCGTACATTTTCTTCATGTCCTCGTAGGACTTTTTGGCGTCTTCCCGTTCTTTGGTGACAGCCAGAGCTACGCTCTCGGTCACCTCAAACTCGGCGCCATCAAAATTGACTTTTGCAGTCATAGATGGGTCCTCTGTGAGAGTAAATAGAGAAGGATCGGCAGCATCTAGACGGTCTAGATGAAGCTTCACTTGCGGGCCAGCGCGGCCCCTACGAACAACAGCAATGTGATTTCCGTTGATTTCCTTTTGGATGCCATCGTAATTTTCACCACTGTCAGTTACACCAGGAATTGCTTCATAATTGACGCGATAACCAGCGCTGACCTCCTTCGCATCACCGCGCATAATACGCTTAATGGCGTCTTCATCAGTGATTGTCATGACGGCACGGACGAATCCATTGTCATAAACCACTTCAGTGCCACTAAAGCCAATTTGATAGTCCTTTGTATTGGCGCTATCTAATAGGACTGGAGGATGCTCAAGAGTAATTGCTTTGCCCGCAAATGAGGCCAAGCTTTCAGGAGACGCCACTTCAACTTCGGGACGATATTCACGGCGAATGGAACCATCAGCATCGGTGTAATGTTGTACACCAGTGCGTGCGATAGTTGCCCAAGCACGGAGATAACCTTCGGGGGTTAGCTCGTACTTGTCAATCGGCGCTACGTCGTAACGAAAGCATGTGTCGCTCATGCCTATACTCTATCAATTCATAATAGGCAAGATAGACTCAGATAGGTTATTTCGCCTAGAAATGCAGCACATTCAACATCGTCGCCTTACCACTCGCCTTCAAGCGCCAATTGTCACCATTCAAGAAAGTAGGCAGGTAATTGGACAAAGGATGAAAGAGGCCCGTCTAAACTGTGGTTTGTCACAAGGAAACATTGCAGAAATGCTTCACTGTGATCAAACCACTATCTCACGAATGGAACGTGGACAAATCTCCCCTGACTGCGCCCAAATTCGTATTCTTAGCTCTATTTTTCAGCTTTCTATTTTGTACCTCCTCGGTTATCCTACGTTTGTGGTTTCCGCAGTAGACAATTAGTCGTCGTCATCTTCGCCGCGAATTTCAGCTAGTTGATCTTCAAGGTTGTCCATTATGTATGCCTTCGCCATTGCTTCCACTTCAAAAGTTAGGAACTTGGTGGGCTCAAAATAGTCGTGGGGTTTGTCGTAAAAGCTTCTGACAAAGATGTGTGTTTCGTCGAGGCGGCCATTTTTAAAATGCTGCTCTTCAACTAGACGCCACTGCGAAGTGTCGCGATGTTCGTTAGCGGAAAGAATGGCTAGCGACTTCATCACGCCAATGCCTTCTTCTTCTTCTTCAATCACCCGTACGTATTCGCTCATTGTTTTGATTGGCGACTTTCAACCATCTTAATGATGCGAGCAGCCCATGACCTACCCGCGTCGCCTCCCCATAATTGCCAGGCAATGTAACCAGCATCATCTTCACCACCACTTTTATTCTTTTCATGACGAGAGAAAAACGCAGCCATGCGCTTAATCGTGGCAAAGCTAATCTTGCTTCCTCCTGCTAAGTCGCCAGCTCTAGCCACGCCGCTGCCAATGCCTTGTTTGCCGGCTTCCTGCGTCGTCAGGCCGCCTTTGCCATGCTTCTTGCGTAGCTCTAGGCCGCGACGCGCTGCGGCCCGTACAGACGATGGCGGGGAAAATGAATCGGCATCATCGCGCTCTCCCATAAAGGCATCAGCATAGGCTTCCAGATATGCTTCGCTGGCATCTTGTTTTTTAACATTCAACCCTGCTTCGCTGAGAGCAATTGCCATTGCCTGACTTCTGCTCGTTACTAAGTCTCCATTGCTGCTTTTCAGCGTGCCAGCCTTGAATTCCTCCATCACCTTTTTAACTTTCGCCTGCTTTTGCTTGGTTGTCATTTCTTCACAAGCCCCCAGAAATAAAGGTCGTGGCTATTTGTATTCACACTAAAACAATAATCTTCAAACATGTCGCTCAGATCAAAGGCGCTGCGGAAATCTACCTCTGTCAAATTTTTGTAATATTCCCAGCCCTTGCCCACTGTCAAAGGACTACTACCAGCATCAGTGCGAGACGTGCCATGCTCCGGCCTTCCCGTGGTGGCACATGTCATAACAACAAGCCCTTCGTCCCGAACCATGCGCACCATGTTCAAGAATGTTTCTTGCCAATGGGGATTATGTTCAAAACACTCAGCAGAGATGGCCACGTCAAAACTATTGGTAGCGCCGTCATAATTCTGCCCCTCGCACACCACGTCAACGCCACGGCCAGGACCAAGGTCTACGCCCACATATTCACCGGGCGCATCAAAGAAACGACGCACACTGCCATTGATATCAAGGCTGCCAATTTCTACAATTCGCCCACCCTTAAAGAACGATGGGAAGGTGATCTTCAAGGCTCCAACGAATTGTTGCTGCTCAAGGTGCGCCATGACTACTTACCAAAAGGTACGGTGAATTCTTCGTGGCCAGGCAAGCCTCCCCACTTCGTCTGATAGTACACCTTATTGCGCTCAAAGCAACACCAGTGCATGCGCTTGTAGCGATCATCACCACTGTGAAGCGTGCTGCTATTGTCGTGCGACCACGAAGGTAGGTTCACCTTCACCGCCGGATTGTCTTCAACAAGAAGTCGCCAACGGCAATCGTTGTCTTCAAAATAAGCAGGGGCAAACAGCTCGTCAAAACCGCCCATTCCCAGCCACCTTTCCGGCCTGTTCACATAGAACGTAGAGAAGCCGCCTACGGAATGATTAGTCTCAAGCAATATGCTTCCAGGATTTGCATCTGCAGCCTCTAAAAACGTCGCAATGTCATTCAGCCCGAACATCACATCGTCATTAGCGATGATGCATTGCCCGAGTTGATTGATGAGATGGTTCCATGACTTTGCAACGCCAAGATTGTACGGCGGCACCGCCACTTTCCACTTTGACAAATCGCAACATTCCGCCAATGCATCCACTGCGGAGCTGTCCTTCATTCGCCCACCATTATCAAGAATGAGCACCTCTGCTTCAATACAAGGGTGCTCATCATTCAACAAATGATTACATAAACGAATGAGCTTGTCATAACAAGAAAGCGTGGGAATTCCCACGCTCACGCGACGCTTAGTCATCGCCAAAACCCTTGCCAGAAGTGGGCTCCTCAAGCGTGCGCTTGATAATCCCATTCACCAGGGCGCCAATATTTTCCCACTTATATTCATCAGCCTGCAGGCGCTGATAGCACCACCCGGCCGCCTTGTCCAGCTCTTCGCGGTTGTTGTAATAATAAGAAAGAAGCTCTGCTAGTTTTGTCGGAGAAGCCTGCCCTCGCTCTAGCCCATAGTTCTTATCTGTCTCCCAACTCTCCACTTCAATGCGAGGCAAGTCATAAAAAATTTCGCGCAAACTTGTATGATTAGGCACTAATTGCGCCACGCCAGTTGCAGCGTGTTCAAAGTTAACAAGCCCCCATCCTTCGCCAGAGCAAGTGTTAATGCCAATGTCACAAGCATTCATCACTTCATTAAGCTTTTCAATGGGCAAGCAGCGCATGGTGTCAAAATCTTTACTAGTAAGAATTAGCTTGCCAGTCGCGTCATAACCATAATCACGAGCCACGCGCTTAAACAAAGGAATAAGATCCCAACCCTGGTCTTTAGTGCCCATGTTGAGCCATAGTCGTGCATCAGGCTTATCCTTGGCAAATTCAATGAAGCCTTTAATCGTCAAGTCGATGCGCTTGCG